GCCAAGTTGGATTACATCCGTAGTTACCAGCTTCGAACCCATCGATTTATTTCTTTGTCGGTTTAAAACGGCTGATCAAATTTCTCAGCATGTTTGAGGTAAATGTCCCCTCTTTCTCGAAATCCAGCCCGCTATAAAACATAGAAGCGTAAAATATCAACGGAATCAGCAATTCTGCCGCTGCCATACCGAACCTGAATTTTCGCTCTTTGACCTGATCCACAATCTGCTCTTTTTTGAATTGCTCCTCCCGTTCTCGGGCATTCACTCCTTCAATAAAGTCTCGATCATTCTTGGTCTCCTCGATTCTCAGACGGTACAGCTTCACCAAATCGTCAACTGCCGTTTTTCTCTTATCGCTCCCTACATCCATATCGGACAGAACCGAAAGCTGGTCCATAATTTCCTCGTCTAACTTTGCTTTGATTTCATCATACATTTTTGTTTCTCCTTTCGTTAAACGGATTAGGTTCCATAACAGAACGTGTTAATCGTGCGGAATATAGCTTTCGGTGTTGACTCGGAGAAGGACATACTTTTTCCGGGAAATATCGCCCATACCCTTCTCAATTTCCAGAAACAAGTATGGTGCATCTGTCGGATCTGATTGGTCCACACGCAAAGTCCCTACAAAATTTCTGCAAAATACGTACGCAGTCACCACAGCGCCAATCACTATCCCGATGAATACGATAAGCCAATCCATACACATCCTCCTTGTAAATGATTTTTCAAAAAATCCACCCCGGGCTTTTTTTTCAAATACAAAAATATCACATATTTTCGTCACCTACGTACCGAAAAAATAAAAAGCCCGCCCAAGAGCGGCTAAACTCCTGAGCGGGCCTTACTAACTGTTATTCAACACGAAACCGGCGGGTGATAACCATTTCCTGCGTGGTGAGTTCACCCTGAATTGTATCCACTTGATCCTGCAATCTGTCGATTTTGGTTTCCATCCGGTCCATTTTTTCAGCAAGCATCTTGTGACCGTCCGCAATCTGACGAATCTCTTTCTTCACATCATTCTCGATGTATGCCATAATGCTCGTCTTTGTGCGTTCTTCTGACTCGGAAATTCTAGCTGTCATGCGCTCTTCGCTGGCACGCACTTCTGAACGGACCAGCTCTCCAATCGCTTGCAAATCCTCTTTTGTGAGCATTCGAGTCAACCTCCAGTTCGTTGTGTAGATAGTATATCACGCTGCGCAAGGTGATTCAAGAGACAAATTACTTACGCTCTCTGTCGAGAAGCCAGAAAAAGCGTCTGTACAAGTCGTAATAAGTCTCCTTGCAGCAGGGTATGTCTAATCTAGATTTAAGGAAATCATAGGATACGCCAGAGGTCACTCCCGTTACAAGGTATTTCGCAATCTCTGGCGCAGCGTTTTCAGCCGTTCGCTCAAGCAGATCAATTCTATCCAGATAAAAAGATCTCGCCTCAGCACAATCCACTGTCGGATCGCTGATACGCCCGGATTTTATATATTCTTCCAAGAGCGACGGACTTTTACTCAAGGCATCGAGCAGCTGAGCAGCTTTTTTCCATATCGGATACTGAAGACAAAAGTGTTTCAGCTCATAGTATCGGTGCCGGTCAATCCAATATTTACTGCTCTTAGATAGCTCCGGACGTATGACCGTGCTCATACTACCGCTCTCCTTTCCAAACATACCCGGTGTCCTCCCACAATTTCCTCGGAGAAATATAATAGGCGATTCTGCCTTTCCTAGAGTCCATCTCCTCGATATAAGGTGGTACCGGTTTGTTGTCCCTTGTGGCAATCCCAATTGGGAGCCATTTGCACAGAATCCCCGCCCGCACCCAACATGAGTCTCTGCCATAAACCTTGGCAGCGATGTGTACAGGTACGGAGCCTGGAGGGAACTCAATACTCTCGACAGGACCTTCGCATAGTTCAAATTTTTGTACATCCATAATGGTTTTTCTCCTTTCTGACACCATTCTAGAATACGTTCTGCGTTTTCTAAACAATGTGAGTGGAAAATGCAGAAAAAAAATAAAAGGTCTTGAATCTTACGACTCAGACCTCTTTTTGCCCGTGCACGAGCTATTTCCTCCTTTCACAATAGAGGATGTAAATTTTGCGCAAAAAGAAAGAGCCCTTGTTCAGAGCTCGATCTTTCTTGAAAAATCACATTTTATAAAGGAACACCTTGTCGCCACGCCTACATACCTTAACTGAATATCCAGACCGTCTTATGGCGTTATGAAAGCACCCAGCACAGCTCTTACTGGAACTATAATCGTGTTCGTTAAAGTCTACATTCACAACTTTAGCTTCACCATTTATAAATTCTTCAATGAGCTTCTGCAAATCATGCTTCGCACACCTTCCCGGTATATGTTCTGTCGGTACGAGTTTCATTCTACAATTCCTCCTTGATACTTATGGATTTCTCCATAAAAGGAGACGCAATTTGTGCGAAGCCAACCATCGACGCATTGTCATCTCACAGGGATAATCTTCATAGCCGAGGGTTTCACAGGTTATAAGCCCCTCCAGGACGCCCTGTATGACGTCTTTCTCATATTGCTTATACGGACATATGTATTGAGGAATCTCTCTGTGTAGGCCCCCACATTCGGTACAGCGGAGGCGTCTTATAGAAACACGTTTTGTTTTGCGGCCTTTCGTACGTACAATACGCAGAACCTTATCATATGGTTTTAATTTTCCTCCGCACGTAGGACAGGTTGATGTGCTGCTGCTTATCATACCGATGCTCTTATCTAGATTCAACTTTGTGTAGGAGTTGACAATTCCTACATCATCTTATATGATATTCAACAAGAAATCAACCAATGAAAAGATGTGAAATTTTTTTGTGACTAAAGAGCAAATGAGAATATGCGATACAATAGTCAGACATGAAACACTAGGTTTGGTGTTAGAAAAGGCAGACATCTCAGACTATTACGCTTTACAGGAGAAGTTCAGACCGGGTTTGCTTGATTTCTCCGATTACGATTTTACAGACGACACAAGAGTCATTCTAAGCGACGAACTCTTGGATGACTACGAACGTCAAAAGAGTGAAGAATTTTACCGTCGTTGGCCGCTTATAATATCTATTATCGCAATCATTATATCATTTCTCGGAAGCATTGGCTCAGACTCTCTTCTCGGTTGCCTTATAGGAAAAATTTTTGAATAAGTGAAAGCAACGATATTATCAGAGCAAATATCGAAAGTCCCAAATTCAGTCGATAAGAATGCATTCGCTCAGCGTGTTCTATTTTTTTCAGTTCATCCTGCGTCATTCTTCGTACACCTGCCTTTTCTAGCTGCCTAAGCCTCCTTAGCTGTCTTTTTTCTTCTTCATCTAAAAATAGTTTCATTCTGCATACCTCTTTTATAAAAAAGAAGAGCCCTTGTCAGGACCCTTCTTCGCTTTCGTCTTTGCTATTTCTATTTTTTCTGATCTTCTCTTTAATCTCGTTTGCGCACATAAAACTAATTGCACCGATGATTGCCGCTGCTAGTATTCGCCTACGTTCGCCCTTTTGATATCCTCCAATAGCCGCGCCCGCCGCAATACTGCAAGCATACACCAACTCTTCACCATGTCCTTTTAGCACCATTTCATCTAATTTTTTCATCAGAATTTTTTCATCAGTCATAGCAATGACCTCCTTCATAAGAGGCGTTGCAATTATTGCGGAGGTAGCGATATGAGAAAGAAACTTTATGGAACGGCCAAATATCTAAATAAAGTCTACACTCTAAACGGAGGAGAGATAAACCACGAAGACAAAATTGAAACAAAAGGTATTATTAAACTTGGTCTCATCATCGCCGGAGCTTTACAACTAAAGAAGCTGGTGTATAAGATCGAGAACACCGAGACCAAAGCCAGTAAAATCATGAAAAATAAAAGGTGAAAATAATGCTCATAAAATGCCATGAGTGTGAACTGCAAGTAAGCGATAAGGCTTTGTCATGCCCACACTGCGGATACCCGTTGCAAGATGGTGCGCCGGCTCGGAAGCCAAGGAGCAAAAACAACAAGAGAAAACGGCTGCCAAACGGATTCGGACAAATCAGTAAAATAAAAAACCGTAACCTAAAAAACCCTTTTCGGGTTATGGTTACGGTTGGCAAAGATGAAAAAGGTAAACCCATATCTAAGCTATTAAAGCCTGATGCATTTTTTCCTACATATAACGATGCGTACAACGCGCTTGTAGAATATCATAAAAACCCATATGACCTGGACTTAGCTCTTACCATGAGCGAGCTGTTTGCTAAGTGGAGCGAAGATCATAAAAAGAAACTTAAAAATCCTGAAAGCTTTCGAAACATGGAAATGTGTTGGAGATATTGTTCCGCCATATACAGCATGCGTGCTATGGACGTTCGACCTCGTCATATCAAAGGTTGTATGGAAGATGGAACATGCATAGTGAAAGGTATAGAGCGCCACACAACGCCAAGTCTCAAACTAAAAATCAAGTCAATGTTCAACGTCATGTTTGACTATGCGCTGGAATATGAAATCGTAGATAAAAACTATGCCAGGACGTTCAACGTGTCTGACGAGGTCATAAAAGAAAACGAAGACTCACAGAAAGACGCCCATATCCCTTACACCGAAGAAGAAATGGAAACCCTGTGGAACAACATAGACCGTTTTCCGACAATTGAGACAATCCTTATACAGTGCTATTCTGGATGGCGGCCTCAAGAGCTTGGATTGATAAGGCTCGAAAATGTCGACTTGGAAAATGGAACATTTTCTGGCGGAATGAAAACGGATGCCGGTATAGACCGAATCGTTCCAATCCACTCCAAAATTTTAGACCTTGTAAAAAAGAAATACGACGAAGCAGTCGAGCTGCATAGTGAATATCTGTTAAATGCCACGGGAAAATTCACTAAGAGCAACGACTTGATGCTGACGTATGACAAATTTAAAAGCCGATACTATACAGTTCGAGACAACCTTCATCTAAATCCCGCACACAAGCCTCACGATGGTAGAAAGCACTTTATAACAATGGCGAAGAAATATAAAGTCGATGAGTACGCCATCAAGTACATGGTCGGTCATGAGATAAGTGACCTCACCGAAAGAATATACACCAAACGTGAAATTTCTTGGCTAAAAGAAGAGATAGAAAAAATAAAATAGAGTGTAGGAATATAGTGTAGAAGTAGTGTAGGAGTAATGTAGGAGTTGCACAAAATCTCCTACATTTTCCTACACTACCCTACTTCTGCTCAAAAACTCAACCCTTGATTTTACTGGCTTTTTCTGCACGATTCAGAATTTTCTCGTAACCGCCGCTTCCATATTGGATACGGAAAGTCTAGCTATATAGCGACATTTTGCGCAAAAGTGTAGAAGTAGTGTGCGAGTGTTCCACGCTTTTGTCACTCCAGTAAAAATTTATCAAGTTTTATAGCTTGCCCTTTATATGTAATAATATTACATTACAATGGCTTTTTCTCAGGCGGTTTATTTTTTGCTCATAGCCAAGCTGGCCTTATTATACTGTGCCGAACTGATTCCAAGGAGGACCCCCAAGAAAGTATCAACGGCAGTAATTGTGCCTACGATCTGCTCTCCGTAGGGCAGTCCCCAAATGCCAGCTAGTGCGAAGTACAATGTACCAATAGCCGGAAGAAAATACTGTGCAATCCACTTAAGGATGTCATACACTTTATTTGTCATTTTCATAACTATACCTCCTACCTATTTTCCAAAATTGTAATACGGGTTTCATGATCTCCGATACGTTCATCTTGCTCATCGTTATGCTTCCATAAGCGACGATGGCTTTCTTTTGCGTCCATTTTTTGAGCGGCTAACTCTTTTTCAAGTCGATCCAAAATCACATTCGAACGAGCTATATTGCCGTTCAGTCTAATGATTGGAGCCCCAACGGTCACGAACAAACCAACTAAAGCAACGATTACACCTACTACTGTCCATTCCACTGTCTTCACACCTCCGCGACGTATGCTTTAACGTCAGCGAGGCGTTTTTCGACAGCATTTTTTTCGGCAGTCATATCGGCCAGTTTTTTCTCAAGCTCGGATGTGTCAACATGCGGAGCCTGCGCCATACATGCCGCAATGGCGTCCCCAGCAGAAAGAGATACAATCTTGCTTCGATCTTCCAGAACAACAGCATATCGCTTCTTATCTCCAGCCTGAATGCGCACCCAATGATACACTCCATCCGTGCCAACATCGCTCTGAATCGGGTAGAACGCCCCTTTCACGAGCCTTCCGTTATTAAAAGTACGGTCGACAGAATTTACGTTTGCCTCGGTGAATACTTCACAACGTTCACTTGTGACTTCCAGAAATTCCATATCGTTCTCCTCCTTTTTTACATCTCGTTTCCAAGAGTAGCCGCCATCTTTCAGGATCTGGACATCTCCGCCAACCCACAGGGCGTCCCAAATATTCACCTGATTTGGAGTACAGTAGGTACCAGCTCCATTTTGAACCTGATAAGCGATATTCCGGCCTCGGCTCGCTTCAATGTGAAGATGTGCGCCAAAACGGTTCGGACGGCCACCACCAAATCCACCTTCATCACCGATTTTCTCGCCCTGACGTACAATTTGGCCTGTTTTTACGTCCAAAACGTCATCGTGCATGAACGTGAGTGTCATATAGTCGACAACACCATTGGCGAATTCGACCGGCTCCAAGGATTCTAAGTATGACTCGTGAGAGGAATCCTTACGGACACGCACAAACTTACCCGTAAAAGGGGCGTAAATCGGGTCTTTTCCGGTATCTTTCCCGCCGAAGTCCATCGCCTTACTGCCTGCGTGGCTTCCTACATTGGGGCCTTGAGTTACACGTAGGAACTCCATTGGGAATCTTGCTCGTTCCATATGCTTGTCCTCCTTTACAGTCCCAGCTTGTGGAGCTGCTCTTCAATGTAGGTGCGCTTTCCAACTTTAAAGACGATCTGTTCCTCGTACACAGCCGGTGTATCAGGCGTTTCGGGCTGAGTTATGACGCTTGTGATCCCACAGGACAGCTTCAGGACATAACCGTCGAAGTAGTTGACGATCGGATCGAAATGATCGAACTCCTGTTCACCCGTAGGAACCATTTCGCCTTCTTCATTCTCAGCGAGAACGTCTTTGTAGACCGATATACCTTCCGTATTGGTCATGACGATCTCAGCAAGATTCTCTTCGGTCAGAAGCGCATTCAGCTCATCCAGACCGATTGCGTCACTCGGACAATTGACCGTGAGCGTACGGCGGCTTGAGCCATTGTAGTATTCTTCGGTTTCCAAAGAAGTGAGATACTCAAACTCTTTTTCACCGATTTTCACTTTCAGCATGTAGAAGCCTCCTTAGAATTGTTAGGATGTACAGGTAACGGTTCGAACCGTAAACCCATATGGAGATGTGGCATCATAGGCGTTCAGGACAAGTACAACGTAGAAACTCCCTGAGATTCCCGACGTGTCTATGGTGTTTGTAATCGGGCCCCATGTGAACGAACCTGGACCGCCCACATTTGGAGCACGATTCCACCATTTTGAGTAATTCTTATACGTAAAAGAGTCTGGAAGTTGGTTTTGAGGATCACTCGGGATGAACGTCGAGAGGGCAAGTCCAAAATGCTCGATGCCCCACCAAGCAGCGTTATGGTCCGGGCATGTAACCGTACTCGTTCCGCCATAGGTCATGCTTATGCTTTTCAGATCTGTCACATTGACGGCTTTATTTGTGTGAATATAAATTCGACGATTGGAATTTCCGGTGTTGCCAATGTAAAGATCCAGGTAATCAGCACCAATAATGCCGTTGGCGGACCCACTTAGAACCCATTTCTTAACGGACCATCCGCCTGTGATCTCGGCGTTGTCACCCCAATTGAACAAATAGTCCGGCGCATCCTTATAGATCAGACGGCTTGTGGTTCCATCGAAGTCATAGACCTCTTTGATCTGAGAGTTTGTCGATCCGTTCCAGTCGTACAGTTTCCCGATTTCGCGACTGGTGGACCCATCAAAATCATAGATTGGCATACGATCACTTCCTCACCATGATAATGAAATTGGTATACTGCAACTGGCTCGCGCTATTTTGAACGCTGATGTTGCGAAGGAACGCTCCTGCTTCATTTGCCGAACTAGCGAGAACATTTCCCGTAAACGTTCCACCAGATTTCGGCATAGCTGCTCTTGCAATACCGTCTACCGTTGAGACCCTGGCGTTCACTTGATTCACCGCACTCGGAGTTGCAGCGATACCCTGACCGGCGTTCGATCCGCTTGCTGTGGCGTCCGAAAGCTTCACATGTCCGAACTGGCTACCAGAGCCGAGACCGTAAGTAGACTTATCTGAAGAATGGGAAATCGGAGCCTTTTCTGCGATGGCTTGACCCTGCTCATTGAGCGTGTCTTCGACAAAGTCAATACGAGACTCGACCACTTTGTCCGCGCTTTTGAATGCGGCTTCCAGTTCTCCGCCGGTCAAGACGGTGAGCGGCCCGGCTGCGTTGTCGAAATCAACAGGGTCTGTGGCGTACACTTCTGGCGTAGCGAGCTGGTAAGCAATCTGTACAGGCGTTCCTGCGGCTTTTTGGGCGGCGAGGTAGGCTTTTGCAGTCTCAAGGCTGTTCCAACTTGTGTCGTGTATGATAATCTGATTGTATTGGGGTTGTCCGTAAACAACCTTATCTAAGGTGGTTGATGTGCCCGGAGGAACCAATGCGAAATGGCTGCTGATGCAAACTCCATAAGCATTAGCTTGCGATGGATCTCCCGCTGTCGTTATCCCTTTAATCGCCAATGTTTGATATTCGCTAAAGAACTGTAAATTACTTTCCGTCCCATCCAGTTCTATAGAGCCGTTCTGGTACTCCGTCAGACATATGTCCAAACCGTTCGCACCGTTGTAGGAGGTACTTTGGTAGTAGACGGTGAGGGGGTTATCGGTAAGCCACGCTTTAATTTCCTCTAATGTCTTACAGCCGGGAACGCGAATATTGATATTTGGCTGAGAAACAGATTGATTGTTTTGTAAACTAATACCAGGAGCATCGAGAGCATATGTGCCAGACACACCACCAGATGGCCTTGCTGGCAAGATATTACACCTTACTGGCTCGATAACCGCATCGTTAGTAATAGGGATATCTTCTGCTGGCACATTAAAACGACGTGAGGTCCCAACGATAGAGGCCTCACCCGACATGTTGATAATGCTGTTTTGGTCTATTACAATCCGCTTATCATAGACGCTCTTAACCCTCGTACAGCAAATATCCCTCACGTCGCCAACCTTATGCAGCGGGCGCGGGATGGGGAGAGGTGTCACGCTGCCCTGATATGGCTTGTAGGGCAGCGGTGATTTGCCGAGATTGAGCATGGGATAGACAACTTCGTTTACAGTATCTCCGCTCTGAACTTGCAGCACAGCATATAAAACATTACTATCTTTTCGCTTAGTAACGATTCCCGACGCACCTTGACCCCTATCAACAAGCACATTGCGTACAAACGTTGCGCTTGATGTTCTTTCGTTGATAACGACTGTTACCAGTTGTGAACTGCCAGAAAGACACACCGTCTGACCGAGCAGCGCGCGTTCCATATAATGAGCAAAAGTATAATACGAATCGCTCGTAGCGGTGCCGGATACCGAAACGCTTCCATCGGGATTAGGCGTAAAGGTCACGCCAGAGATTGTTTCAGTCAACGTCGCTTTCGGCAGCAAATTCCGCCCACCCACAAATACGCTATCCACCCCCGTGAGCGCCATGGGGGCCTCTGTTGTGCCGCCCTGTGCGTTTTCACCGTAAGCAGTGATGGACGCGATACGGTTTGCTCCCATGTATTCGACTGAAACCGGAGAACCTTTGAGAACAAAATCACCACCGAGAGCAGCATTGTTGAGATTGTCCACCTGAAGTTGAAGATTACCAGCGGCGTCCTCTGAGAGCTGATCTTTCATATGCTCGAACCAGGTTTCAAACTCAGACGTATTCCCATTGATGAGAGCAGACCATTCATTCTTGTTTTTTGCCATGAACGACTTCCACTCATTTGTGTTATCGCTCATGAAAGCTTTCCAGGCATCCGTATTGCTGCTGAGCCACTCAGCCCACTGAGCACCCCACTGAGCAACAAGTTTGTCGATGTCCATGCCCTTCAGCACACCCGTTACATAAGGACAAGCAGATGTACCGACTGCATTCTCAATATTGCTCTGCGAAATGGATGTAGCCCCAGCAGGAATGGAAATATAAGCGAGCGGATGCTGGTTGAGTAATTCGCCTTCCGTCATGGTGGGCTTTACTGGTTTACTAGATGGAGGACCTTTTAGAATTTTAATTGTGTTTTTGCGAACTTCGGTGTTATTATTAACCTCCAGAACAATCGCGTCAATTCGATTTAGGAGGACGTCCGAGTTCGCCAGTGTAAGCGGCAACAGAGAATCGTTCAATGTCCATGTATGGTTAAACCACGCTCGCCCAATGCCAACAGTAATTCCCATACCACCGGATGATTTTACATTCAACGCATCGCCAATGGACATATACACGCCGTCCACAATGATGCCATCAAATATACTCGACATCTCAAGAGCGTTGTACTTTCGATCGCCTTTTATCGAGTTGTAAAAACCATATGTTACACTCATGAAATATGAATCTCCTTTCCTATACTCAAGTTACGGTCGAAAGCGTGGGGTAAGTAACAGTGCCTTGTGTGTCAATAGCCGTTACAATTTCCGAAATTCTGGCCCTACTCTCCATTCCGTACTCATTAGCGATTTGAACAATATCGCCGATGAAAAAATCCTTACCGTATTCGAACATCTTTGTCATTTCGACTTGGCCCTCAAATGATTGGGCAGCTACACTTTCTGCCAATTTCTCATCGCCACGCTGAGCGAGTTGCTTCTTATATTCTTCGTCCGAAAGAGTGACATTGTCTTCTGTCGTAGTCGAAATATCACGTGCATCCACAAACAGCTCTCGACGCTCCAAGCCACTTCCCTCGCCGACGGAGGTGGTTTTTCGTTCGGCACCCTCTCCCTCGCCGGCAACCAGCGCAACATTCTTATATTCTTTTTTGGATTCGAGATAATTGCTATTGGCAATATTTTCAAATTTGGGTGAAAATACGACGTAAGGATTTTCCGTCTGAGCATAAGTACGGTCAGCACCAGCGTAGAGTTTAAAGACGAACTGCTTCTTATCGTTCAACGTGACCTTGAAACCAAGTCCTGTGAGTCGACAAATTTCGGAGATAACATCATACAAATTGTCTCCAGTGAACTGCGCTGTAATTTTCGGCTCTGTGACAGCTTTCTCGACGCTTGTCTCGAATACGAAGTTTGGGATTTTGCGGTTGACATCTTTTGGAGAAATAACATTTTCATCAAGAAGCTTTTTAATGCAATCCTGTACGCTCCCATCCAAAAGAGTTTGAGTCCACACGATACGTCGTGAAAGAAGAGATTCTAACGACCGACCTGTAATGGTAACGCTGTTACCGTTTTCTGGGTCTGTATCAATTAGAACCTCTTCAATAATCATGACGTGCTCAGACGAGCGGCTTTGTAAATAATAATCCATTTGCAGCAGAGACAGCGCCTGGTCTGTAACGGATGTGTATATCTCAAAGTCCCCATATTCGTCGTATCGGTCCGTCCATATAAGGGAATTAAAGGTATCAACGATGTCATTGGCTTCCAGAGTCTTATCTAAAACCCAAATATCCACGCTTATACCCCCTCATAGATGATGTTGTTATAGACTGTAAAATATAGCATCTCCGAACCTTTTTCAGCCGTATAAGCAAGGATGTTATCGCCTTTCACCAGCTGAATCCATGAAGAATCCTTTGTAAGGCAATTGAGAATGTTCGTCCGAACGCCATTCCGGAGCAAAGTGACAGACTTCTTCCCTTTCACAGTGCAAATGTAAATATCGTCACCTGCAACAATGGTCGAGCCAGTAATCGATTTTAGCTTTTCTGTATCTATTTTGATAAATTCCCGCGTTCCCGTATTGTAGATCGTAACGTTCTCCACTGTACCGATTGCGTGAATTTGAATCGTGACGCCGATTTCGCTGTCGCCGTTATAATAGACCGTTTGTTCCTGTGCAACCTCGATTTCAGACATAATGATGTTACGTTCCTCGTTTGAACCGTTTTCTGTTTCATTCGAAAACTCAAACTCAAACATCGGGACAACACCGCTGAAGACCATTGCGTTCGCTTCCGTCGAGTAGAAGTATGGATCAGGGCATATGATTGAAATTTGCGTGTACTCGTTCTCGTCGAAAATAACCGGTTCATTCGACTCTACGTAGCCTGCAATATAACAAGACCGATTGTCCGTCTCGAAGGTAAGGATTAACTCTTTTTTAATTGGAAAATACTTATAGGACTTCTGACGGACGGTCTCAATGTCCGGAGCAATCATGAAGCGAAGTGTCATAACGATATTTCGTGTCCCAAGCCGGGCCGAATTATATAGCGACCCATCGCTCGACGTAAGCTCTGTGACATTGATATCCGCTTTTCCCGGACCAATTCCGGTAATGTCGGTAATGGCAATACCGGAATCATACGGGTTCGTGAGTTCCATCTTCAGACTTTCACCGAGATAGTTTGTAACAGTGACCGACTTGATCATCGTTTACTCACCGTTCCTTTCATCGCCGAGAATTGATTCTTTGTCTGCCGATAGATTTCAACCCTCGACAGGGCTTTCGGCGAATAGTTGTTTTGCGTGAAGTAGTTGTATGTGGCCGCGGAACCATCTTGGAACCCACCATTTTGATTTCCGCTGGTGTGGGCCCTGCTCATGTTGGCGTTGATCGACATTGCCTGCGTGCGGCTAAACATTGCATTTATCTGTCTGGTTCCGGACTGAACATTTGACAAGTCCAGTACAGGACGAATCGTTGGCTGTGCGTCTATGTCACTGTTGATATAGTCCGAAATCTTCGACACCGCCTCCGTGAGTCCAATTCGAGCTTTCGAGCCCATCTCGGCACCAGCACGATATGACTTGTCGGCATAATCACCGATCGCTCCAACGAAGGCAACACCGAAGAAATCGCCGATTTCATAGCCCACTTTCGATGGAGAATGCTCGTCGAGTTCCCGTCTTGCAGCGCGAGCAGCCGCAGCGGCCATTTCGGCAGCTTTTGCTTCCGCCAGGAATGTGTTGGCACTGATGCCATTGGCGAATCCAGCTACCATGTCGCGGGCGGCGTCATAGAATTCGGTATTTCGTACAATAATGGATGACAGCACGTCCGTAATAATCTCGCCAAATGCAACAATTGGAAGCCCAGCCTGAGAACGAATCCCCATGACCATATACTTTACCGTCAGTTGACCGAAAGTTTGGAAATTGGGGAGTTTTCCATTCAGAGTTGTAAGGACATTCCCTACCATTACAACAAATACCGAAATTACTCCGCTCTTTCGCGTGTTCACAATAGAGATAATAGAAGAAAGCATTCCAGAAACTGCCTGCGTCAATGTTCCGGTAGCGTTTTGAAATTCAAGCACGAGCCCCGATACACTAACCGTCCCGAGATTCTTCAAGCTGTCTGCGAAACTGGTAAGTTCCTGCGATACACCTTCTAATGTGACACCATTCCACTTTCTCGCTGCATCGGCCAAATCGCCAAGTGGACCAACCAGCGTATCAAGTGACCACCCGCTCATAAACGAGAAGCTAAATGCGTTCACGCCATCGGCCAACTGTTTGAGCGAGCTGTCAATGCCTTCCGGAACTTTTACATAGTTCCATTTTTTTACCGGCTCGACCAAATCGCCCAGAGGGCCGATGAGTGTCCCAATCGACCAACCTCCAGCGAAAGCGAAACTGAATGCATTTACACCCGTGGCAAGACTTGTAAGGCCGCTTTCCAAATCCTCGGGAACGACAACGCCGTCCCATTTTCTTACAGCGTCAGACAACTGACCAATCCCGGGAGCGGCTTCCGCAATGGCGCCTGCCCCCAATCCTCCGAAGGTAAATGCCTTCACACCGCTTGCCAACGATCCGATTTTATCCCCCAAGTCCTCGGTAATATCGACATTGGACCATTTTGAAATTGAATCGGCCATTGTACCGAGAGGAGCAGCAACTTCAGCAATTGCAGATGCACCCCACCCACCAAAGGTGAATTGCAAGATTCCGCCGGCAAGTTCTCCAAGTTGAGCGCCTAGTTCTTCCGGAACCGTCACTCCGGCCCATTTCTTTACAGAGTCCGCCAGGACTCCGAGCGGCTCCGCTATTTTGGAAATAGATGCGGCACCAAAACCGGAAAGAGTGTTAAGTAAGCCGCCTAGGGCAACTTCGCCCATAGCTGCTCCCATTGCAGCAAGTCCCCTGCCGATTTCATCCCATTGCATGGAACCGAACTTCTTCAAAGCATTGGCAAGGTCATCAAGGCCCTGAACAGCAAGCAACAATGTTCCCGCACCGACAAGGCCTGCCAAACCGGTAAGAGCACCAAGCGCTCCGGTTACGACCCCAACTTCAAGAAGCGCCGCTCCCATCGCAACAAGACCTTTTCCGATTTCAACCCATTGCATTGCGCCAAATTTCGCAAGCGCGTTGGCTAAATCATCAAGGCCCTGAATTGCTAATAGCAATGCTCCAGCGCCAATAATGCCCGCAAAGCCTGTGAGAGCACCTAGTGTTCCAACTACGACCCCAACTTCAAGAAGCGCCGCTCCCATCGCAACAAGGCCTCTTCCGATTTCATCCCACTGCATGGAACCGAACTTCTTCAAAGCATTGGCAAGATCGTCGAGTCCTTGAATCGCAATCAGCAATGAAGCTGCGCCAATAATGCCCGCAAACCCGGCAAGAACACCGAGCGTCCCAATCACGGCGCCAACTTCAAGAAGCGCGACACCCATTGCGGTAAGTCCTCTTCCAATTTCGTCCCATTGCATTTCTCCGAATCGCTCAAGGCCTTCTGCCAATTTTCCTAATGATTGAACACCAATCAAAAGTGCCGTAGCAGCAAATATACTTGAAAAGCCCGTAAATTTGCCAAGCAGCCCAAGAACAATACCAAATTCAGCAAGAGCGCCCCCCATTGCAGCGAGTCCTCGTCCAATCTGATCCCATGACAAATTCCCCATCTTTTCAAGATTTTCCGAAATCTCATCAAGCGCAAGTGACGCGACAAGAATTCCGGCAGCCCCAAAGAGAGCCTTACCGCCAGCAAATTTGTTGAGAATCGAAAGCACTGCACTGAATTCCAGCAAAGCCCCTCCCATTGCAGTAAGCCCTCGGATGATCTCGTCTTCTGAGAGAGATGCATATTTGCGAAGCGCATCCGCCAGCATTGAACATGCTTGAGCAAGCGCGAGCATCGCGACACTGGTTCTAAGCGTTATATTGCTTTTGCCAATGATTTTAATGGCAACGGACAATTCAAGCATTGCCCCGCCCAATGCGGCAAGCCCCCGAGCAATCTGCTCCAAAGAAAGATCCGCAATTTTCTTCATCGCCGACGCCAGAATATTGATAGCTGTGGCAATACCGATCATTGAAACGCTTGCTTTTATGGTTCCTTTGGCGTTAAAACTCAATAAGGTTTTAGACAAGGATTTGAAACCAGAATTCAAAGTCAATACTAAAGCCTTTATTGTCGCCAAAGAATATGCAATTTTAACCGGTTCGATTTCGGAAATCTTTCGCAAGGAAGATGCCAAAATCATAACCGCTGTCGCAATTCCAACAAGCGATGCTACTTTTATCCCCTGCTGGAAAGAGTCAAGCGAATCATGAATTGAGGACAGAATATCAGAAAATCCCGATGTGTCGATTTTGCTCTTCCCAAAATTGGAAAGTATGTCTTTTATCTTATCGGCCAGACCACCAAGCTTTTTGACGAGCATAAAAATTCCGCCGCCGGCAAGACCCGCAAAGATATCTCCGGCTGATATATTTTCGGAAATCCATGTCAGGGCATTTACGACTGTATCTTTTATACGGCTGGCAACGGTTGAAATCACACTTCCGACCTTCGAAAACACGCTTCCAAGGTTGCCAAAAGAGTCTCGCGCAAATGAGCATGCATTTGATATGCCGTCCAACGCTTTTGCAATTGTCTCGCTGACAACCGCAAAGCCATTTCCGTTCTCAATTCCCTCATTCAGTTTGATGAAGAATTCACCGAGTGATGACGTAACGTCCAGAACCGATCTTCCGAATGAAGAAACAGCCCCTCCGGTAAGAAAGCTCGTGACTGGCTTTACAACTGCTGAAATTGCTTTTCCGCCAATATCGAAAAGTGAAAATATTCCTTTAAAGGTTGTTTTTAGTTTTGCAGCTGATTCTTCACTAAGTTTCAGCCGCTCTGTAAAGTCCCGTAAATTTCTGGTCATCTGCGGAAGCTGCCAACCTTTAAGTGCCGGAAACACTTCACGAAATGCTTCCTTTACAGGAACAACTACGCTCAGTAATCCGTCAAAAGAATTCTTGAAGCTGTCAATCAGCGCAGTCCTTCCTCCCGACCGGTTCCACGCGGCAAGCAAATCGTTTCGAGCTTGGGACTGCTGGTCGATAAAACCACCGACTACTTGGCTTACACCTGTCCAGAGTTCTTTTGCTTCTTCGAAATCGCCAAATATTAGCTCAAACGTCATGGCCCAGCCAGAGCCGACCGCTTCTTTGAGTGTATCCATCAATTGGCTGAATGTCTTTACATCCTGAGCCGCCGAAAAAGCTTTCTTACCAATTTCCGTTGTTTCGTCAGCGTAGTCTTTCAGTGTATTAACCAACACTTCTGTGGTCATCCATTGATAATTCAAGCTGTCATTAAAGTTTTTAGTCGCGTCAATTGCAAGATCCATCGTTGAACCCTGATTGTTTTTGGTCAGGACGCGATACATGCCGTCAGCTTGTTTTTTTACTGTTCCAGCGGCTTCCGCAGCTTTAAGTAACTCATTCTTAAACTCAACGGTTGCCATGTTGGCATTTTCAATGGATTTCCAATCGATTAGTTTTACATACCCGGCAGACAACGCTTGAGCAAAGTTATACATTGCTCTAGACGCTTCATTTGCATTTGCGCCAGATACAGCAGCTTCATTGCTGACACCTTTGATTGCTAAGACCGCATCTTCCAACTTAACACCAGCATTTGTAAATTTGCCGATGTTATTAGTCATATCTGAAAACGAATAAATCGTTTTATCTGCGTATGTATTTAACTCGTTTAAGTATCCATTAACCTCTTTTAGCGAGGCACCGGTGCTTGCCATAATTGTCTGAATCGAACCCATTTTGAGTTCGTATTCATTAAAGCCCTGCGATACCGGTTCTATCGTCAGCGAGCGAAGCATTTGCTTACCCGCATTGATCGCGGAGTTCGTAATGTTGGCAAGGGCCGTTACTGCCATGACCTCAAAGGCAGAAAATTTCGCTTGGACTGTTTCAACAGCACTGCTCAAACCCGAAAAATTCAGTTTTTTGCTTGCCGCGTCCACATTTTCGAGACCTTTTGTTGCCCCTTCCAGATTTAAACTTTTCTTCAACCTGTCGAGTGTCGATAAACTGGTTTGAACATTGTTTTCAAACTGCTTATTATCAAACCGCATCTCAACGACTTTCTGGTCGATAACGTTGCTCATTTGGCAGTAACCTCCCTCCACGCTTCATTTGCAATTTTATCAAAAACAGGCTGGATAGCAGGATTGATGTAATCTCTCCCAGCTACCCAGCCGCCAGTTCCCGTTCCGTGGCCGTATTGTAAAATGACGGCAATCGAAACTCCATTTTGAACGTTTGAATTGTAAAAAGAAATCGCAACCGAGCCTTTTCGGTTCTCAATTTTGTAGTGCCACGACCGTGCAGTCAGGCCTGAATCAACAGGTGTTGCAGACGCAAGGGCGGCCACTCCCTCTCGACCGTATTTATCGAGATCACCAAGTCGAACAGCCTCTTTGGCCTTTTCTAAAAATCTCGTCAGTTTGGAAAAGTCGCCCTTTTGTCTGAAACTTATCATCTACAAAATCTCCTCACGCAGTTTTTGTAGTGCCTCCGTTCTTAAACCATCCAGGAAAACAGCACGAGCAGAATTCACGCTCGGCAGCTTCTCTTTCGGCTCTCACTCGGATGTCAAACGGATGTCCGTCTTCGTCCAAGCGCATCACCGCGTATGTGTGAACCGGGTTGGCCGTCAAACTACGACACAGAATGAATTGTTTGGTGGATGCCAATATCTCATAAGCGTCCCCAATCGTACCGATACTTTTCTCCATGTTTTTCTCCCTTCGCTGAATCATCAGCCTTTTGTTCCCAACCGTTTTCTTCGCTCAGCATTTAGAGCTGTGTTTCTACGCATGATTTCCCTTCTGCTGTGCTTTTTAGGCGGCTGATTTTTAATGTTGCATACCTTGATAAGCGTCAAAAGTCGATTGAGATGCCACTTCTGATACTCAGGAGGCATGTTTAAAGCAATCATCCAATAATAGATAATTTCGGAAGTCACTTGCTCGTTGTTAGGGCCAGTTGCTTTTTCGTTAGAAAAATATGTGGCCGTCATTGGAGCGTTGATGTATGCATTTACCGCATCAACGTTTTCTTGGGTAAGGTTCAGATAAACTTCCGGATTTACATTCTGCGTAATGGTCATACATTTTATATAGTCCAGGGTCTCTTCAAGGGTCTTGTCCTTTTTCGAAAGAAATGGAACACACCATTTTGATTCCCATTTGGCAAGTGAAACAAGAGAGTGCTCCAACTGAAGGGTTTGGCCTTTTCTGTATACGAACTCTTCTTTTTTCTCGTCCCATAGTTCGTCAGAATCTGGTATAATTAGCTGAAGCATAGATACTCTCCCTCTCACTGTTATTTTCTTTATCCATTTGCCTTCGGAGCAATCGCCAGCGGAGGTTCAACTTTGCGATTTGGAAGAACGCCGTTCACAAATGCAGCTGCCTCTTCAGCATTTGTAGCGAGTTCCATATACAGCTTCGAGAAAGCCTCGGTTTCGGTAAATTCGGCAAGAATCTCCGGCGACTTCATAAATCTGCGACCATCGGGACTTTTTACACCATAAGCGTTGCTGATAAACTCCCTGAACACCTTGATGAGCGCAGCCAGATCGTTTGCGTTTACCATCCTCCGAATCATTTCGGTATAGCCTCCGCTGGTACCGATTTCCAAATCTACACACTCTGCTTCCGTGAGGTTAAAATAAAAATCCTCACTTCTCTTGGTTCCGTTATAGTCGACGTACTCAATTGTTTTCTTAATCATTTCTGTTTTCCCCGTTCAAAAAAAAAGAAGGGAGCCGCGAGTAAAACACTCAAACGGCTCCCAATTTGACAAATATAGTTTAGAAAGTTTACGCCGCGCCAACCAGAGTAACGACCTCGTCAGGAAGCGGCAGTCGCGCTTCTTCCGTATTGCCACCATACAAGACGGCCTCCAATGCTGCCATCTTTTCAGGGGCAACCTTTGTCGAATCAATGGTCAAGGATGCAGTAGGTGCGAAGCCCTCTACGTTGACCGGGGTTGTACTGACTTCCCACGAGAAAGTGATAGCATCGGGGCTGTCATTGATTGTGTTGTACCCTTTTTCGGAGGGAGCTGCCAGACAGCCATAAATCAAATGCAGCTTATAGCCATGGTCTGCACCTTCGGTGTCGTTACCAATCTTGGTACGATAACTCATGCCGAATACTTCGCGTTTCTGCTGACCAATCATCACGCCGGGAGCAATTTCCGCAGAGCCGTCGCAGACGGCGAATTCGTCAGGATATATATAAGCCTCGATGGTTGCGCCGAACTCTTCTGCACTCATCAGGTTCAGATATTTGATATTATCGGCATACAGCGGAGACGCTTCTGCCCCGGATGGGCTCTCAGTCACAGCCGTCAGGCCATTCCACGGAACACCGCCGGAATATGGTTTATCTTCAGCAGTCGCATTTGGCTTTTTGTATCGATAAAGAACACCATGGTCAACGCCAGTCTCATAAAGGCGTTTTCCGATTTCGTCCCAAATAAGTTTTGCCATGTAGTTATTCCTCCTTAGAAATAGATAGTAAACGGACTATGATAAAGGTTGTTTGAGACATAAGGAGACCCCTCTCGGCAGTAGACGAAGTGCATATACACATCTGTCGCCAGCTTCCGATCGGGGTCCGTCTCGACAACCACTACATCATAACCCGCCGTATAGGAATATTTTTTGTTGTCAGCAAACCTCGTATCGCCTGCGGACCGCTTATAAATGATGCAGGGATACGAGAGTTTCACCGATTCGGGAGGTTGAAAATACACGTTCTTGCATAAAGCTTGAAACTCTCGCTGCAAGTCAAGGCTGCTGGCCATTGTATACGCCTCCCACGCTTAAAATAAGTCTAGGTCTTTGAACTTCGACGGCTGTTACGTTCCAGAGAACTCCCATGTACTCAACATACCGGATGAAAGCGAAATGATCATAAGCGAACGGATCGGCCACAATGCTGATTTCGTTGTTCACGTTCACATCGTCATTGACATTACCGCTCGTTTGCCACTTGCGGCTATTTCGAACAAGATCGCCGCAATACGTACGCTCCGTTACGGACTGAGTAAAGACGCCGGGCCGTGTTTCAACCGTCTCAACATAACCGACTTTTCCGTAAAACTTAGCCATGACTCATTTTCCTTTGCTATTGTTTAGAATTAAATTCCATAGAGTTAAAACTCACAGGAGTAAGAACACTAAGCATAGTTGAATCATAGGCAATTTCCTGCACAGTAGCAATGGAAACGGAAGTGTAAAATTTGTCGTTTCCAAGATTGACAATGGTCATATCATATGGTAAGACAAAAGAATTCTTTATAGAAATCAAGAGACCATTCTTAAACAGCTCAGCCAACGTAATACAGTCGACTCGATTTTCGGGTACGTCTCCACCATCTGGATCGATGTAGAGATAAGGACAAGGTTTATTTTCCGCATCGAAAATAACATAGAGAATAGTTTTCTCAATGTTTCGCTCCTCGCTATCGGAGTATATCCGATGAAGCTTATTAGGATTAGTAGGAATGGACGGAAGCGGATCAGAGCTATTCGCCATTTTCAAATACCTCCTTATTCATTTTGAAAGCTGAGAATGATCAGCCTCCAGCGACATTTTCCATCTCAACAGCGATGGCGGAGTAAGGCTTCGTCAGAGCGCTAGAGCAACGGGTCTCGATCAGATATTTCTGCTGGTTGTAGTCGATGTCGAAGTCATCGAACATGTTCACAGCGCCGCCCTTATCAGCACCAACATTGTAGTCGTTCAGGTTGACCACGATACCAAACAGAGTACGGGTCTTACCCGCAACCTCACGAGTCAGACCCTCCATCACAGGAGCCGTCACGATCTCGCTGACACGCAGCTTCTTCGTTAGTTTCTCGACGGAATCATACAGGTCACGACCCTCATTATCCGTCAGCAGCAGGCAGTCGGTCAGCATGTCCTCAGTCGTGAACAGAACCGGATTACCAGAGCCTTTGTAGTCCTTGCGGGCCTTGACGATGGTGCGGATGAACTCTTTCGCATTTGTATCGGCATCAGCCTTCGCCGTGAAGACAGCCTTGATTGTATACAGATCCTCGTCAGTCCAGATCGGACGGATGTTGGTTTCATTGATCTTGTCATCGCTAGAAGCCAGACGGCCGTCACCAACCAGATAAGCGCGAGCAAGCTCCTCGTTCAGCATCATGCGCATCTCAGTCTTCAGCCACGCCACCACATCGAAATCCGTGATGTCAACCACATCATCACGATCCATCTTCTGTTTCTTGTAAACGGTCGTAGGAATAGTGGTGCGCTTCAGCAGGGAGAAGACCTCTTCCTTCTTCAGCTTGCCTTTGATGTAGCCCTTCGCACGAGCCTCATCCTCGGTGATGTCCGCGAAGATGGATTTAATGCGAGAGAACGGAGTGTGATGAACAGAACTCATGACCTTGTTCACCCAGCCCATATCACGGGAAATGAAAATCGGCTGATTGGTCATGTTCTGAGCATCGGGGAACAGATAATCGATTTGATCGATTCCATATGTACCCGCATGCTGCAAGAAGCTCTCCTTCATGGAGCCAAAGCGCTTGCTGTCGCCAATGATCGCGTTCATTGCGTCATGGCTCAGAGCATTGGTATCCTCATTGGCCTCGGGCTCAAATACATTGTGTTTCATAGTGTTGTTTCCTCCTTCAGAATCGTCTTTCGAATCTTCTTCGTTGTCTGCGTCTTCAACGGCCTTCGCAATCATCGCGTAAACAACAGTTTTCTGTTTTTCAGAAAACGTGTCGAATACGTCTGCGATGGTTTCCTCTTTTTTCTCGCTCTTGTCGGACTCTTCCTTCTTATCAGAAGTGTCCGCAGCATCTTCTGAATGATAGAGCATAATGTTTTCGTCGTATCCAAGAATGATGCCGGTTTCAACGCCATCGCCATGAGCCATGACGGAATCGATAAATGCGCCGGGATTTGCCCCAGCCAGAACCAGACTCACTTCACGAATAGCGCCGTGAATCACATCGCTGCCGGCCTGCTTCAGCTGATTGGCAAAAATAGAAAGAGACCGAACGTCGCCATGACGAACGGCCTCTTTGATATTTTTTGCGTTTTCAGTGTTGTTGAAAGAACAGTAGGCGTAAACGCCTTCGTTTCGGTTCTCCAGCAGCGCATGACCAAGAACATTATCCGGATCGGAATGGTTGTGGTTCCAAACCAACGGAACAGTTTTACCATCGCAGTGCTTGAATGCATCTTTTCGAATGGTCCGTCCATCCGAACAGAGCAAATCGTTTCTAGTGGCCCAGCCACTAAAATCATATTTCTCCATTTTGATTTTCCTCCTGGCTTTTTATTTGCTCAGTCTTCTCGCCGCCAGGTTCGCTGAGGTTCTTATTTCTAAGTTCGTCAGCTCTCGGATCGTCAGACGGTTTCATACCAATGATTTGTCTGAACTCATTCGATGTCATGATTTCGTTCCGGGTGAATTTGTCTGCAATTTCTGCAATATTGTCAACCGGCACCAGACGGAACGGATCTGTAAAGAACATGATCGACTGAGATTGAGACCGAGCTGTTTTTGTAAGAAACTTTCGTTTCATTTCATCAACAATCGCTGAAACGATAGGCTCTATCGTTCTGTTGTTATAGTTCAGCATCGTTTTCTCGTCAGCGGTCCCATCCATAACGCTTTGAGTGATTCCTAACTGGCTGTATAGCATGCTCGTTAGAAATTCAATCTGCTTCATCAGGTTGTTTTCCACTGAACGATTCAACTGTGTAATGCGCTCCGTACCATCGGTATAAGCGATTCCATACTTTGAACCTGACAACTGATTTTCGATATCTTTACGCCTGTTTTCAGCTTGTTGACGCCTTGCTTCGGTCTTGATGACGTATGGCAGCTGAATGATAAGGTCTAACTTACCAGAGCTGCTTTGCTCATCAACGACATCCAACAAATTAAGTTTCCGAATAAGCCGCTGCATTGTAGAATTGGGCTCATTGATAACGGCGTACAAAGGGTTTTCTACAATTGCAACCGTGCTTTTCGGAACTGTAATGTCTTGCTTCTCCCCTGTCCATTCGTTGTACACACGAACTTTGACATGCTGTGGATACCATTCAAGAATTTTACCGACACGCATAGACAGGATGTCATAGCCCCCGGTTTCTCCCGGATTATCGGTCGTTTCTACCGGAACAATAGCGATACAGCCCTCGTCGAGCATCGACATGATTACATCTTGTCGAAAAGCCCGTGCCGTTTGGTCGAGGTTTGCTTCCAGTGTCAAGCAGTTGTTCAGCTTGGATGAAATGTTTGAAATATATCGCTCGTTTTCATCCAGTCGAACATGTTGAATAGAAATAGCTGCACCGTCTAAGCTGATTCGATTGTAAACAGAAGTAACAATTGAACGCTCATTGCCCCGGCTGAAACGAGTACGGTCCGGACGGTAGAAATATCCGGGTCCGGTATCGTTGTAAGAGTGCGTAGGGTCTCTGTTAAAGAAAGTGTTCCAGGCTCGTTTAAACCTGGAACCCATAGACATGTCCATTTTGAATGTTCACCGCCTTTTAAACAGTTAGTTTAAGCTAACCAACGAATACAATTATTCAAAAGCATCTTTGTTGGCTTTATAGGCAATATAGGCATCCATCATAGCTGCAACAGCGTCGATTTTCTGCTCATATCGCTTCTTTAAAAGTTTCCTGTTTCCATTTGTGTCTTCCAACGTAATGCAGTTCCCCATTGCAAAGGTCATCAAATCCTCGTCAAACAAAAGCATCCGCTCCTCAGAAAGCTTTTTCAGCTCTCCCAAAGGAACGGATTCCGTTTTTGCACCTTGGATTACTTTTTCAATTCCAAAGGGGCCGTTCTCTGATGCCCACCTGTCAACAAACTCCTTTGCATTGTAAGGATCATATCCAAAGCAACGCACGTCGTATCCACAATCTGTGATGTAGTTGTCCAGATCATCGTAGACCTGCATCATGTCCAAGACTGTTCCCTCAAGAACAATCAAGCTGCCTTCTTGCATGAACTGATCATACTTGATTCGCATTGCCGCCGGGAGTTTCATTAGAGTAGACGAGGTGATATAGTTCCTTGTCTTTATTCCAAAAGCTCCATTGGGTAAAGGGAAAAGGAAGGTAAAAGCACAGAAGTCATCGCCCTGAGAAAGGTCTGCCCCAAGGGAACATGCCATCTGCCAATACGAACGCTTGCGGTGTGGAAGTGTCTCCTCATAGGTAAAGTAATAAGTATAACCTTCCATCGGCAGGCCGAACCTTTTTGCAAGAATATCATTTCGTGCAGCCGGTGCCTTCTCAGCACGCTCCACATCCAATTGATACGTCTCATAGCTAACAGTCTTACCAATGTTAGGCTGTGCTTTTACCCACATCGCCGGATCTGAAACTTCGTCAATTGAATCGAGCTTATACCACCAAATCGATACGTGCGGGTTGATGTAATCTCCTTTAAGAATGTCCATCAACTCCATTTTGATTGTATCGCCGGCACCATTACGAACTGTCCCTTCAGAACTGATCGCAACGATGAGATAGTCGTCGACCTTCGAAGCGCCCTGTTCTATTGCACCAATTACATCCTCTCGAATATCCCCCGAAAGCCATTCGTCGACCGTCGCAACTTTGATTTGCAATCCCTGAAGCTTATCGATTCGCATTGGCCTTATCTCCAACAGCGAACCCGTTAAAAAATTCTCGATACCCTTTTTGGTTGGAGAAAGTTTTACGCGGTTTGCTTTAGAACCAGTCGTATTCTGCAAAGATCCCTCTGTCAAGAATTTGAAGTATGGGCCTCTTGCACGAGTGATTGAGGTACGAATCGGAGACAAAACCTCTTCGGCCTGTTTCATTGTCGGAGCCGTAGTAATCTGGTGCGTTGTGGTTGCGTCCACATTGAGGAAAAAGTTTTGGAGGCAAGAACCGTACATTGATTTCGCTGCGCCACGGGCGACAATTAGGTATTGCTTATTGATCAAACGTTTCCTGACTTTTTTGGTTATGTAATGACCGCCATAACCATCCTCATAGGGCTCATAAATGCTGCGCTCAACAAAGTAATACCATCCAAAGATCTGCTCAGCCCATAATTTAAATGTGTCGAGAAGATTTAAGTCTGCTCCATCGGTAAGTGTGAGTTCGCTTTCGCAATAATCAATGAAGCCCTCTACCGCCCTGTCGTCATAGTAAACTCCGGGATTTGCAATCAAGTCGTCGATTCGATTCATCTCCATCGAAATTTCTTTGTTTACCGGAATTTCGCCACGGATTACGGCATCTCGAAACATGCCGTAGTATTTCGGGACGGCCGTGTTTGATAATGCCATATTGTAACCACCTTATGTTGTTCCTCGCATTGAAAAAATAGCCCAAAATATAGTATAATGCGTTAAATACAAAAAGACCAACTTTTAAAAGACTGAAGGTGACACATTGATAAACTATCATAAGCTATATGTGCCAAAGAAGAATGTACAGCTCATCCCCAGCTATTTGCTTTGGTACAAAGAAAACGCTCAGAGCAAAAAGGTTCGCACACCTTATAACTCTTATTACAAGCGCTCCGATTTGAAGAGGTCGACATGAAAGTCGGCTTCTTTTTTTGTGTCACGTTTCAGCCTTTTAAAAGTTGGCCTTTTTGTGTTGCCAACGGAGGAAAATTTTTCTTTAATTAAGACTTTAACACTGCAATAGAGGCAACACTTAAAGCACCTATTCCAGCAAGGAGGGCTGTTGCATATTTTCGCCCGTCCGCAATAGACTTTTTAGTTACAATCTCGTTGACTTTTATCTTTTCGTAATACTTTTTCTCATCCTTCAGATCTTTAATAGTGTTTTTCAGTTTTTCAATTTTCTGGTCATCGTCAGAAGTGTCCGCCCATGGTTGCATCATGGTTTTTAATTTTTTATCAGCACGAGCTTTTGCAAGCTCAGCATTTTTGTACTGAAGGGCGGCCTTGGTCGTCGCTAAGTCCTCTTTGTTCGCCTCTCGCTGTGCCTTGCGAGCGGACTTTAATGTCTCATCTGAAACGCCTTCTTCCGAGTAGAATCTTTTGATTTTTTTGATAATGCCTCCACTTTTAGTCTTTTCGGAAGAATTGGAATTGTTTGTCTTGCGTCGAACGCCCCACTTCATGCCGAGGACACCGTAATGAGCCAGATAGTCGGTTTGATTATAAGTCTGCATAGAATTAAGTCCTCCATCTAATTTTTCTTCACTTATTCTTCGGTTTTGGTGTCATGTAACCAGCCAATTCTTTAATATCGAACTGCTTCGTCAATGCTGCTTTTGTCCCGTACAAAACAGCCCCGGTAACCAACGCTGTCGCAACTTTTTTCCCGCTGGAAGAAAGAACCTCAGAAACAAACTTTTTACCAGGGGAAATCTCCTCCGCAGTTAAGTCCTTTAGCTGCTTCTCCATCTTAATCCGCTCAATCCGCTTTTTGAGGTCAGCGTCGCTGAGCGTTCTTCTGGATTTGACCGCCTTTTTCATATCAGATTTTTTCGCATTGTCTTCGGACTTCCGCTTAACCTTACCGTTTGACTTTGCAAGCTGTGCCGGCGTTCTCCGCACTCCCCACTTCATACCTAAGACACCATAATGATAAAGTTCATTCTCCATTTTGAATTTTCACCACCTATTTTTTGCATTAAAAAGAGGCCGTGTTTCCACAGCCCCTGATATAAAAATGAATATTGTGTTTTTCCGACGACTGTCGTAGAATGGTAAGCGAAAGGAGAACAACTCATAACCAGATAGGGTGTGAACATAGTGCTCGACATCTTGGAATTGTCGTGTACCGGTAAAGACGGGAGACCTATTTACGGTACGGCGGCCATTCTCCATCGTATCTTCCAAAAAGAAGATGAGAGTAGCCGAGAAGAAGAATTAGCCGAATGTAAAAGGCTAGCAAAAGAGCTCGGTTATCTTCGAGAATAACCGCCAACAAAAAGAGGAAGTTGTTTACCCGACAGCTTCCTCTTTCCCTATCTGGTTATAAGTTGTTCTCCCAATTGAATCTTTAAAATTTACAAATAATCGTTATCCAAGTCAATATCAAGGCCACATTCTTGCAAATCATATTCTGCGATTATGAGGTCGTTTTTTATTGTATCCAAGACCTCATAATAAGCTAGTTTTTTTCCAACGTAGAATTGATCTTTATCGTTGGCTTGCGCATCCTTTAGTGCGTCATTAGCGTTGCTCAATAGGCGGTTAATAATATGATTAAAAATATCGTTATTCATAATTTTCACCTCGCTTTTTTAGTTCATCAATTCGATTGCTGATGGAGTCATTGAAATTGTCAATTTCTTGCTTCCAGTGTTTTATAAGACCTGACTTTGCTCGCTCTGTATAAGAGTCCCAATCTTTACAGTATTTTTCAGGTGCCTGAATCTTTTTATAATGGTCCTCAACCCGTTTCTCCAAACTTCGAATTCCTTTTCTCAATGCAGACGATGGCTGAGTTTTAAGCCCTTTCTCCCCACCGCTGGATTTCTCTTTAAGTATAACACGTTTGCCGGCCTTTGCAACCTTCGGAGAATGACCGAGTTGCTCCGGCGTTCGCCGGACACCCCATTTCATTCCCTTCACGCCATAGTGAAAAAGTTCATCCGTGCGAGCGCGAGCATATTTCCACATCCAAATCCCTCCTCCCTGAATCAACCGCGACATTCAATCGCCATTCCAGTTCATTGATTTGGCGGTTCATCGCGTCAAGGACAGAAGAGCTAAGGGGTGGATCGAACACGAGCTTCACTTTGAGATATATGTATGTTTTTACAAATTCCAATCGTTTGTCGTCTTGAATGAAATCCGTCCATATAGCAGTTTTGTCTTTAATGACAAACCCTTCTTCTGGACCGACTCCCAACTGTGTCAAAGTCGAGAATGCCGAATTGATATGCATAATGATATCCGCGTCAAAGTGTTCATATACCTCTTCCGGCCCCAAAAGTTTTTTGATAGAAGTTAAAATGCTATCCACCATAATCACTCCTTCGGCCTAACTGCAACATAGCGTTTACTGCAAAACCCTTCTACGCCTGCTTCAGTACATACTTTGTAAAAATCCTCGTTTGACGCACCCTCGTCAATCATCAGTTCTGAAAGGGCATCAACCGTACCGATAACCTTGCCATCTGAATCCGGCTCTTCTCGAATGCTCAGGGAAAGGCAGTCAGTAACAATTCCAATGGTAACTGTGTTCACCTAAAATTCCTCCTCTTAGTGCCTCCATGGGCATGTATCGTTTGGTCTACGCTCAATTGGATTCTTAATTAAAAGATTTTCGTCCCCATAGTGAATCGCCTTATGAGTATTGTCAGTCGTGCAAATCAAATATTCTGGGTCAAGAAGCATTTTGCTTCTGTACAAAATGTCTTCCTTGGTAATAGGGTTCATATGGTGAACCAGGATGCGGCCACCTATTTGCCTATCGTCTACACCGAGGTCACAACCATTGTCTCGAATGATTACAACATCTCTAATTGCCCGCCACTCATCTGTTTTGTAGAACTCCTGATTTAGATATCGGTCAAAGCCAAAAGTATCCTCTCCAACCTTTCCACACAAACGTAAATATTGATAGCGCTCTTCGAAAGAAAGAAGCTGTGACAATTCCGAATATGTTTTAAACTTCATCGCTTTCACCACTCCCGCTGTACCTACGGAAAGCGCTCATCGCTTCTTTGTAAAGCTCTTCGATTCGCTCTGTGGATTGCAAGGATTTGGTTTTTGCCTCAATCAAATCTTTTTGCTTTTCGAGAATCTGTTCCTCTAAGTGAGCTTTCGTGGATGCCAGTTTTAAAAAATGCGTAGTTTCTTGAGAAGAAGCAGTTCCTTCTATCAAACGCTTCTCGACCAAATCAATGGCCAAAGATATAAGCTGGTTTTGTCTGGCCTCCGGCGTCAAAGCTGGGCGAATACGTTTTGTTGTTGACGAATTACTTTCCGCATGTATTTTTTTCACCTGTTACTGCCTCCTCTCTGATAGATTTTGTAATGATCATGCTAACTTTTGTTGTACTTTTATACAGCATTTAAGCGAACTCATAAGGCCGCCGGAATCTCTGTTTCACTGAAAGGAGAAAATCTGGAGGTAAAAAAAGAAAGCGTGAAAGTGTCCGTCGAAGCGAATAAGCCTTATGAGCTCGATTAAATGCTGTGAAAAATAGAGAGGCTTTGTTATAGCCTCCCCAATATTTTACACGTGATAATAGAACCAAACCCAAGGCCTGTTAATATACCGATAAAGTATAGCGCTCGGACCTCTCTAAGTTGCATTCTGTCTCACCTCCATAACAGAGTGTGGGATACACGCGTAAAAGCTTTTTCGAAAAAGTTCCTCCGGGGAATTTTTGAGGAGGGCCGCGATGACGGAGGGGGGTGCGTTTTTAGCGTCCCCCCCCTATACCTCTAAGGCTCATCACCGCGACCACAAATAAACTACTGTTTCACTTTTTTATAAATGTTTTGAAAATCATACTTAATGATTTCGTCAATCGCACGCTCAATCTCTTGTGCATTTTCCTCATCTGAAAGCTGTTCAGATGTCTTTGCGATTCTTCCTAAGTAAGCACACGAATGATAACCTTTTTCCTCATCGAACATGAACCACGAAGTGAACTCATCAAAAGGATTGTACGGATTGTCAAACGTTGTAAGCATACATTTACTTGCCATAATACTTGGTTCACTCCTTTCAGTTCAAGTATTTTGACACTGTGGATGCTGATACGCCAAGAGCTTCTGCGATCTCAGCAGTAAAATTCCTAGACTTCGAGCAGCAACAGAAAATAGCTTATGACCG